GCCGGCGAGACCGAGGGTACCTACGAGGTCAACGACGATCGCACCCTCCAGATCCTCGGCTGCTCGATCCCGGTGCCCCCCGCGCTGGACCGCCTGATCTTTGACGCATGGAATCTCGCCATCGAAGAAATGTGACCGCACGACCTTCACCGACCGCACCACCGTCCGTGACACCATCGTGGGCGTGAGAGAGGTCTTCTACCTCCCAAAGCTCTACACAGTCCTGATGAACGAGGCGCGACGGGCGCATGTCGAGGGCTAGACAGCGGACTACTCACTGGGCTACGGTGACTGGACCAATGGAGACCACGATGGGACATGGAAGCGCGACAGCGGATAGGCTGGACCCATGACCGAACAGACACCGCCACCGTCCCAAAGCAGGTTCCGGGGGGAGCCCGTTCACAGTGGCGGTGTCTACCCACCTCCGCCACCCGACCACGACACCGGTGATAGTGCCGGCCCTCGCGGTCGTGGTCTGGGTGGTCTGGCGAAGACGGCCGCGAAGGCGGTGGTGTTCGGGGTGGTGCTGGGGTGGGCGGTGATCAGGAGGGGGACGCAGGTATGATGCGGTGTGCGAGCGCGAACTCAGAGCGCAATGGTAGCGCTATAGGAGAACGACAGGTCAATGCAGGCATTCAAAGCGGGACATTCGACAGCAGAGACGCCCGACAAGTTAGGGTGCTGGCTTTCGCACAGTTATACCGTAAAGGGTGTGTGATATGACACACAACGGACCCGATAAAGAGCCCGCCGCGCAGTGGGGAAAAGTGGTGTCTGATGTGGTGTTTGCTTGACAAGGGTAACCGCTCCGGCTACTATGTATATACCAACAAGGGAGACCAACATGACCCGCACCGAAACCACCACCATCGAAAGCCTCACCGAGTACACCGAGAAGATCGCCGCCGAGGAGCGCGAGCACGACGCCGGCCTCGAAGAGTGGGAGTCCAACCCCCGCGAGCAGCGTTGCGAGTACCAGGTCGGATCGACGCTCTACAGTAGCGCGTGTGCCATGGCGATCGGGGTTGCCTCCGACTGGTGGGCGGACGCGGAAGGCCCCGAAAGCCGCAAGGAGTTCATCGAGGAGCTCCCCGAACTGATCGAGTTCTACCTCGAGGGCGGTCCCGAGATGAGCAGCTCCTACGTCGCACAGGCGATTTTGGACTATCTCGAAGACGTGATCGAAGAACTGGTCAAGGCTCCGCCTGCTCCGTTGCCGTATGTCCTTTGGGTTGGCGGCGATCGTGAGGAGTACTCCAACGCGACCGAAGCATATGAAGCCTACACCAAGGCGGCCAGCGTCCACGGCGTCACCGTCGTCCAACTCTGCCAGGATGGCTACGACGTGGTCGGCACCGCAGCCTTCACGGCGACCCTTCGCGCCGAGGTGTCCTGATGGCCCGCCAAACGACCATCACCGGCATGGGACAAGCGAAGGCAACCTCGAAGCCGTCCAAGGTTACACGCGACGGCATCGGATCAGCCCGGAAAGCCCTGGAGGGTTTCGGCACAGGCCTGCGCGTCTGCGGCCTCACGGGCGGACAGTTCTCGCTGATCGATCTGCTCGACGCCGTGCTAGACATCACCGGCCCCGCTGACGTCGCGATCTCGACATGGACGGCTGGAGTCAACGACACCGAGGCCGCGAAGCGCGCCGAGAGCATGGGGAGGATCACCCGCCTGCGAATGTTGGTCGATCGCTCTTTTCTGAATCGCCAGCCGAAGTACGCGAGCCGGCTTGTCGACCTATACGGTCCCGAATCGATCCGGACTTGCAGAATCCACGCGAAGTTCGTTGTTGTTACGAATGACGATTGGAACGTGCTTATCTCCACATCGATGAACCTCAACATGAACAGACGGATTGAATCATACGATGTGAGCGAATCACCAGAGATCGTGGCTGTTTGGCTCGGGCTGATCAACGAGATTTGGGAGACAGCGAAACCAGGACTGAGCGATAAGCTCTCGAAAACAAGGGACTACATCGCGGAGCGCCTCGGCGGAGAATCAGGACCGTGCAGGGATGACGCCGAAGAGATCGACGGGATAGACCTCGATGCTATTATTTGGGGTAATGACTAGGATAGAAGATGGGTTGTATGGGCTTAGACAGCAAATACTCGGCAGAAAACGGGAGCCTCGATGGCTAGCGGACCCCGCCGCAAGCTCACGCCCGAACGTCGAGCCAAGGCCGTCGCAGCCGTCAAGCTCGGCATGACGAGGGCGCAGCAAGCCGCCTACGCAGGGGTCAGCCTGTCGACGCTCCAGAAGTGGCTGGCGAAAGGCAGGGCTGCGAAGGGCGGTGCGCTGTCGAAGTGGGCCGACGAGATGGAGGAATCCGAAGCCGTCGCCATCGCGCGGAACCTCGCGGTGATCATGAAGGCGGCGCGGGAGGGAACCTGGCAGGCCGCCGCGTGGTATCTCGAGCGCAAGTATCCAGACGACTACGGCCGACGCGTCCCAACCATCGAGGTCACACAGCAGGTAGGCGTCCAGGTGGTAGAGCAGACCAGCCAAGAGCTACTTGAGATCGCCCGTGAGAGGCGGCTGGCGGGGGAGAGCCCGAAGCTGATCGCGGTCAATGGGGACAACGACGAGGAGGTCGAGTGAAATACAACATCCAGCCGGTGGGCGAGCGCGCCCTTCTGAAGATCGACGATGCCGAGACGACCACAGAGGGCGACATCGTCCTCCCAGACAACGACGTGCAGGGGATGACGTCAGGCGTGGTTGTGGCGGTGGGATCGGGCGAGATGAACGAGCATGGATTCTATAGCGTCTGTCCCGCTGCAATCGGCGATCGGGTCATGTACGGCAAGTACGCCGGGGACCACGTCAAGCACTGCGGCGTCGAGAACCATCTGCTCGTCCGCTGGGCGGAGATCAAGGCGATCCTCACGGAGACCGACTGATGCCACCCCTCTACGACTGGGCCTGCACCAAGCCCGACTGCAACCACGTCACCGAGACACTCCAGGCCCACGACGACCCGCCGCCGAAGTGCGAGAAGTGCGGAGGCGAGACGAAGAAGAAGCCGGCCGCACAGGCGAAGCAGACGCAGTGGTCGGACTGGTCGAGGGGGTACTAGCTGGCGGGCGGCGAAAAAGTTTAACTTTCTTTCGGTCCGGGCTTGCGTACCCATTAGGGATAACGTATAACTAGAACATCGAAAGGGAGCACAGCATGACAATCGAAAACGCGACAGTCGAGTGTGGATGCGGAAGACACAACTATTCGATCACCTTCATCTCGATCGACGGCGATCGCGACGGCATCGACAACATGATGTGGGAGACGCATCGCTGCGCCCGCGCCGTCGTCACTGCCCGCACCCCCCACTCCTCCATGAAGAGCGGACTCACCCCGAGCGCATGTTGCCCGAACTGCGGCGGCCCCAGCGCGGTCTCCGCCTCGCTCTGCGACGGATGCGCCCAGTGACCCGCCCCCACTTCAAAGACCGCACCACCGTCCGCACCACCCTCGTCGGCGTGAAGATGTCCGAGCGGGAACTGGAGGAGCTGGACGCCCACCGTCGCAAGGGTGAGGGGCGGTCGACGTGCCTGCGACGGCTTGCGCTGTGGGCTGCAAACGTGGTGGACAAGCCAGAGGAGGCCGACTGATGACCGACCGCTGTGACATCTGCCAGGAGGAGACCTACCGCTGCATGTGCCCGCCGAAGGGTGCTGGCAACGCCGGAGCGGAGGGGTGTGGCGCCATCGTCGCGGCGATGATCATCATCCCGCTCAAGGTGGGCCTGTTCATTGGAGCCGTCTACGTCGCCGCCCTCGTCCTTCAGAGCATGGGGGTCCTGTGACCGACCCCTTCGACCCCTTCGGCATGTTCGGACAACAGTGTGAGCAACTACGCGAGGACGTCATGGCCGACCAACCGAAGAGATGCCCGGCCCTCACCAAGTTCCCGAGCGGTATCTACGCTGGCGCCCAGTGCGACCGCCCCGACGGACACGCCGGCCCGCACCGACTCGACATGTTCTGCGATCGTTCCCTTCGCCGCGTCGTGACGTGGAATGACGACGGGGTGAAGATCGAGACTCACTGCCCCGACGGGACCATCATGCCGGAGTCGCTCGGTGTATCACCTGGAGGGGATCAGCCATGACCGAGGACGAATACCTTGAGGCAACCGACCTAGCCCGGATGCGCGCCGTCGTGGCGATTCTCCGGGAGTGCTACGACGATCGATGTAGGGCGATCCTCCGCGACGCCGCGATCCTAGCCGACGGCATGGCGGAAGAGATGGACGAGTTGGAGGAGTCGGAATGATCCTCACCCCCTCCCTCCTGTACCTCGGCAGCCCGCCCAAGACCGCCACCCGCGCCACCGAGAAGGCGCTGCTCGAGCGGTGGCGCGACTCGCACAATAGCATCCGCACCAGGCCATCCCCGCCCGAGGAAGGACACAGCCGTCTCTGGGCGATGCCACGAATGGTGCGTTTGGACTGGTTCACCTTCGCCACCATGGCCCCACCCCTCACCTGGTACCGCCGCGTCTACACTCACGCCCTACTCGGCGGCGGTGAGGGCCTACGCCAGAGCCTCGACTTCTACGGTGAGGGCGTGACATCGTGGCCCGCGGTCCTCTACGGCATGACGCACCCGGGCGAGATCGAGCTCCCGAACCAAGCCGGGCTGATCTTCCGAGCGCCGCAGGAGGCAGCCGAGGCGCTCCAACGCAACGGCGAGGGCCTGTGGTCGTGGGCGATGCGGTACTTCTGCGGAAGCCGGTGCCCGACTCCTGGCGACTCTCCGCCCATCGGGGTGGATGCCCTCGTCGACTGCTTGCAGCTTGAGGCGGGACTGGCGGAGGTGGCCGACGTCGATGCGTCGATGATCCCTCGGGTGGGCGCCACCGAGAGGGAGATGGTGGAGGCGATCCGGGCGGAGACGACTGACGACATGCGCGGCTGGGTCGAGGAGGCTGACGAGGGGCTGGCGACTGTGCTGGGGTATGACGTGAGGAGTGAGATGCCCCGAAGCGATGGACCGGTGTGGCGATCCTGACAGCCCCCGAGATCGCCGACCTCCTCACCGTCGAGGAGCTGGCCCTGCTCGACTACATGACCCCGCCCGAGCGTAGGGCGCTCATCCACCGACTCTCCGCCGAGGAGACGGAGCGACGGGAGCACCCGCTCGCGCACTACATCCTGTGGGACAACGAGAAGCCGAGGACGAGCCAGAAGCGTGCGGCGCGGGGGTTGGGGCAGGATGCTACCGGCGTCTTCGGAGGCAACGGATCAGGAAAGACAGTAGCCGGCGCTGCCCTCACCGTAGCCGCCGCCCTTGGTCGCAACCACCCCGACGTGGCCGCGTTTATCGAGGCCAACGACCTCGACCCGTCGTGGTTCCCGCCCGACGGGTGTGACGCCCTCGCATCCTCGCTGAACGGTGATCTCTCGGTCAGCGTGCAGCGCCCCGCCGTCGACGCGTTCCTCCCTCCCGGCTGCACCTGGCGCAACCAAGCCGCGCCGGGCCCCTCGACGGTCACGCTCCCGAACGGGCACAAGATCATCTTCAAGACGAACGACGCCGGAGCCCGCGCCTACCAGGGCTTCGCTGTCGGTCTGGTCTGGCTCGACGAGGAGCACGACGAGGCGGTCTACAACGAGTGTCTCCAGCGCATCAGCCGCGTCAGGTGGGAAGGCCGATCCGGCTGGGTGCTCCTCACCATGACCCCGCTGAAGGGCCGCACCTGGGTCTACCGCCGGTTCATCAGCGAGCCTGACGAAGGCACCGCCCACCACTTCCTCCACGGCGGCGACAACCCGCACATCGACCAGGTGAAGCGGGCGCGGCTCCTCAAGGGCTACGGACAGCACGAACGCGAGGCCCGCGACAAGGGCATGTTCGTCGCGTTGGAAGGCAGGATCTACAAAACGTGGAGCAGGGACGTCCACGTCGTGCCCTCGTTCATCCCGCCCGCGTCGTGGCCCAGGTTCAGCGTCGTCGACTTCGGGACACGCAACCCGACAGGCATCCTCTGGGCCGCGCTCGACCCCGCCGACGACGTCCTCCACGTCCACCGCGTGAGCTACGAGGCCGAGCAGACGCAGGAGTGGCAGGCACGCAGGCACATCGCGCTCACCGACAGTGAGACGGAAGTGCTCCGGAAGCGGTGGCTCGACGAGCTCGGGAAGGACGAGGACGACCTCGATGCCCAGGAGGCTGCTGAGCTGGAGGCCATCACCGCTGACCCGCTCTGGACCGTGGCCGACCCCGCCGACCGTGGCGCGCGCATGACGTGGCAACGGCAGGGCGTGAGGACCGTCCCGGCGAGGAAGGGCAAGGGCAGCGTCAGGGCGGGGATCTCGGCGGTGGCGGAGCGGCTGGAGCCGGACGCCGAGGGCAAGCCGCACCTCGTGGTCCATGACAACTGCGTCCCGCTGATGAACGAGTTCGAGGGCTACGTCTGGAAGACATCGAGGACGAACGCCGACATGCCGGACGAGCCGCTGGAGAAGGATGATCATTTGCTCGACGGACTTCGTTATCTCGTCACGCGGATTGCGCAGATGGGCGGGCTGTATGTTGAAGATGACGAGGACGACGAAACCCAGTAGAGTGAACGGACCAACAGGGAGACCACGATGAAGTACGAGAAGATCAGGGAAGCGATGTCGCTGCCGGGGTTCCGGTGGATGCCGGGAATGCGAGACGACGAAGGCGTCATCATCCTCCTCGTGGATGACGATGGCACCCCGGTGGAGTGGGCTCCGATCCCTCCGGGAAGGGCGCTGCACACTGTCGTTACTGGCCACGGGTCGCCCGGGTGGTGCTTCGTCGAGTGGGAAGGACGGATCTTAAACAGCCACGACCCCGCGACCGGTGGGTGCCTGTTGGAGTTGTTGGGGCCGTGTTGGTCCGCTGCGGCGATGAGCCAATCTTCCGACGATCGTTTCGTTGTGGAGCCTGCGGAAGATTGTGGGTCCGGAATGATCGAACACGGCGCGACCATTGGTCGTGGTCACACCCTCGGCCAAGCCTGCATCGCCGCCGCCCTCGTTCTGGGCCGATGGCCGGGAGGGGCCACCTAATGGGCACCGTCTACTACCTCGTCGACTACGACGGCAAGAACGTCCTCGACCTCGACAAGTTCTATGCCCTCGCCAACTGGGCTGACGACCAGGAGGACCGCGACTGGCACGGCCCATGGCTCACCGCCGACCTCGCCAGGGCGATCAAGGACATGCGAGAGGACGCGCCAGAGCGGCACACAGAGACCGCCCAGCGCGCGCTGTTGTGGATGCACCGGGTGTGCAAGAGCAGGCCGGTGTACCTGGAGCATGAGTGCAGCCACGACATGCGCTATGACCCGTGGGAGCGAGATCTCGGCACCGTCGCCGCATGGTGGACCGTCTACGACAGCCCCTTCCAGAGCAACCGGAAGACCACAGGCCCGACCTCGGTGAGCGAGGAGCGCCGCTGCTTCCTCTACCTGCCACCGTGGGCTCACAGCCTCGCCCTCAACGACGTGGGCTGCAAGGCGTGCGGAGCCGAGGAGTGCGCGGGCTGTTGGTACAACTCGACACGGCGGGTGATGCTCCAGCCACGAGGGAAGCCGCTCGACTCCGACGAGGTGCTGCACATCATGGGCGTGTTGTCGGATATGGAGCCGGATGCGGAGAGGGAGACGCCGTGCTAGAGTTTCGATGTCGAGAGGGTGCAAGCCCCACGCAGGGCCTCAACGAGTAGCGCTCAACCGTTGAGGACGACACTTCCGCCCACCGGAACCACTCCAAATGGAGCCGGCTGGGCGGTCGCCCTTCGTGGCACCCTGTCCCCTTCGCTGGTATGCTGGCCCGCAGGGGGCATCATGCCAGACACCGATCAACTTCGCGCTCAGGTCGCTCTCGCCGACTGGAAAGCCGCAGCCCAGGCGCTCGCAGCAAACCCAGGCGACGCCAAACTGAAGAAGGCAGAAGCCGAAGCACGCGCCGCCTACCGCGCCGCGTCGGTCAAGATCTTCGACGGCAAGCTGGACCGCCTCGCGTCTTCATGGCAGGAGCGGGCCGGCGTGGTCGAGAAGGTCAGCGGCGACGGGCCGCAGCCCAGGACGCACGCCGAGAAGGTGGCCCTGATGAAGGCGCGGGCGACGGAGATCGCCAAGCCGGAACCGAAGCCGGCGAAGCGGGCGCCGAAGGTCGTGACGAAATGAGCACCGAGATCGCCATCCGCCCCTCGTGGTGGAGCCGACTCTTCTCGCTCTTCACCCGAGCCGAGGCGTCCAGCGGGCACCCCCTCCCCGTCGTCTTCGAGGCGGGGTCCGACTACGTGCAAGGCGTCTCCGTCTGGCCCGAACTGGACCCGAACACAGCGATGAGCGCCTATGCGGTGTTCCCGTGGCTCTACGCCGCTGGCTCCGCTGTCTCGTCCGACCTGTCAGGTCTGCCCCTGATCCTGATGCAGGGCAAGGGCAAGGCAGCCCGGCGCATCGAGTCGCACCCCGTCCTTGACCTTTTCAACAGTCCGTCGAGCCGCATGAGAGGGCAGAGCGTCCGCGCGCAGATGTGCCTCGACCGATGCCTGCCCGGCAACGCCTACGGGCTCCTACTCGGCGGGGACATGGGGCGTCAGCCCACATCGATCATCCGGATGCACCCAGAGCGCGTGAGGCCGATCCCCGACACCGACGGCCAGCCGCTCGCCTACGTCTACGACGGCGCGGGCAACCACCAGACCTTTCCGTGGGACGCAGTGCTGCACGTCGCCGGCCCGAGCTGGGAGGACGGCGCGCAAGGCCTCTACGGCACGGGCTGGATACGCAGCCTCATCGACCAGCTCAACGCCGAGTCGAGCGCATGGAGGCGGCAAGCGAACGCGCAGAAGCTCGGACGCCCCGACGCCATCATCAGCCCCGACGGAGAGGCTGGTCTCGACCGGTGGGACCCAGCGCAGATGAAGGTGATCCGCAAGGCTGTCGACAAAATCTTCGCGGACGTCACCGGAGGGATCGCCGTCCTGCCCGACGGGATGAAGATGGACACGCTGTCCTGGAGCCCGGCCAACCTTGAGAGCGGGGTGATCCACGCCGACGTCCAGAAGGCGGTCAAAGCGGTCTGCGGTGTCCCGCCCGCCCGCCTCTCCGAGGACGCCGCCAACTTCGCGACGTACCGCGAGCAAATGACGATGTACTGGGATTGCACGGTGCGCGGCTTCGCTCGTGAGTTCGACTCCGCATGGACATCCGTGGCCCGTCGGTGGGAGCCGAACCTCTGGGTGAAGCACGACTTCTCCGGAGTTGCCGCCCTCCGACACCAGCGCACGGACGCGATCAACCGGGCACAGGCGCTCTGGTTCATGGGAATCCCGCGCAACCACGCCCTCGCAGTGGAGGGCCTCGACGAGGCCATCCCCGAAGCGGGAACCGAGGTCGAGCCCGAAGCGCCCGCCGACGAGCCAGCCGACGCCGAGAACGCGCCGGAGCTCGACCGTGGAGCCCTCGCCCTCGCCGACTGGCTGTCGACCAAGGAGACCGCAGCCGGGACCGTGCTCGCCCTTGCTCCCCAGCCAGAGCAGAAGCCGAAGGCGTGGGCCCGCCCCGAGACCGAGGCAGAGCGCACCGTCTACTGGAAGGGCTTTATCGACGACCTGCACGGGCCTGGAGAGCGCAAGCTGTCAGCAGCGACGTTGCAGTACCTCCGCGCCTCCGCCGTCCGCATGGCCGACCGGATGGGGCAGACTCTCGGCAAGGTCTACGCGCCTGGAGTCCAGAAGGAATACTCGACAGCGCCCGCCACCATCGAGGCGATCCTGGACGCTGGCTTCGAGACCGAGCAGATCAAGCGGACGCTCGGGCCGAAACTCCTGGAGATCGCCAAGGCCGCCTTCCTCCGCGCCGCCGCACAGGTAGGCACGGATCTGGAGTGGAACCCCGAGACCTCCGCCGTGGAGACCCACCTCGACAAGCTCTCGCCCCAGGTGCTCGACACCACGCGCAAGGCGATCGAGCGGGTGATCCTCGACGGCAACGAGGTAGGCGCGTCCATCGCCGAGATGCAGGCCGCCCTCGTCCAGGTCGCGGAGTTCTCGCCAGCACGGGCTCTGCGGGTCGCCCGCACCGAGACCACCAGGCAGGCGAACGCGTCAGCCGTTCAGGCCTTCGCAGACGCAGAGCGCGAGGGAGTGACGATCAAGAAAGAGTGGATCACCGCTCGCAACGGCGGCGAACGCCATCCGAGCTACCCAGGACTTGACGGACAGGTCAGGGCGGTGGGTGAAGAGTTCGAGGTGGGCGACGCTCACGGGATGTACCCAGGCGATACAGGGGTTGCATCCGAGGATATCAACTGCATGTGTACGTGTATGCCCTACATCGAGGACTGAACCATGAAGCCGAAGACCACCCCGACCCCGCTCGACGCCGACCAGATCAAAGCCGCGGGCCTCGACACCGCGAAGACCTTCTTCGCCTACGCCGTCAAGGCCGACGACGAGGACATGGCCGAAGGGCAGATCCCCGACAACACGCTCTTCATGGCGAGCGAGCCGATCCCCGACCGCGTCGACGACATCATCGGGCCCAACTGGCAGTTGGCCAACTACATGCGGAACCCGGTCTCGCTGTTCATCCACGACCGTCAGAGCCTCCCCGTCGGCAAGGCGATCGAGGCCTACGTGGAGAACAGTCAGCTCTTCGTTCGCATCCAGTGGGACGTCAAGACCGAGGTGGGCGCCACCATCGCCCGCCAGTACCACGAGGGCTTCCTCAACGCTTGCTCCGTGGGATTCAGCCCCGGTGAGGTCGTGGTCCATCGGTCCATGTACGAGGAGGGTTCGCCCTACGCTGGCCAGCACGGCTTCCACGTCCCATCGCCCGAGCTCCTCGAGGTCTCGCCGGTGCCCGTGCCCGCGCTCCAGTCTGCGCTCGTCGTCGGTCGTGACCTCGATGCCGCGGAGACGCTGGCGCTGAACGAGGTGCTGATGAAGGCGTACATGAGCAAGGTCTTCGAGGAGAGGCTGGCCATCGGCCCCGTCGTCGAGCAGGCAGTAGAGGCAGCCCTCGCCGCCCTGGACATCGAGGCGGTCGTAAGGACGGTGGTTGACGCCGACAAGGCGAACGAGGAGCCAGAGCCCGAGCAGCCGAAGCCGGAAGAGGACTTCTGGGCGCCACCGAAGGGCGAGCCGCAGTCGGGAGACAATCCGTCAGAGGACTTCTGGGCGG